GCGATGGCGATGGCTCTGGCTATGGCTATGGCTATGGCGATGGCGATGGCGATGGCTCTGGCTATGGCTATGGCTATGGCTATGGCGATGGCTCTTAATCCATCTAACAAGCGATATATGACAAACCTCCTCCTCTATATCCGGGTCATCTGGTTATCCATGACCGGATATTTTAAGAAAGAACATACGTGGGGTATCCTTCTGGGATACTCCACGGTTCACAAATCAACCTTCAACTGGGCGCTCCCAACCCTGATAATTGAGAGAAACAAACGTGAACACCAAACCGCAGATAGCAAAAACCAAAAGCCACCATGCCAACAGCAATGAGTAACACAGAAAAGGACCGAATCCTCCAGCGCAAACGAGAGGACGAGAAAGACATCCAGCACATCACCCGGAACCTGATCCGGGACGGTTACCGGGAAGCCGCCCTGACGGTCCTGCTCAACCAGGAAATAAATTACCTTTGAACCACAAACACACCACCAACAAACAAACACCCATGAACAGCCACGACTACAACGCCATCGCCTACACCAACGACGCCGGAGGAACAACCTACGGGATCGAAAAGAAGCGATGGGACTGGCCCAGAAAAGACAAAAGGATCCTGACCACCGGAACCTTCTGGCAAGCCATCGAGGCCCGGAACAAAGCCGAACATCAACAACAGGAAGAAGAAAAACCACCATTTTAAAAACCAACCAAGAAAAACAACCCCTTAACCCCGTAAATCAAAATAATCGCACCTTTAACCCCAACACCAACAAACAACAAACACCAAACACTCTACGTGAAACACGTACAAAAGTAAGTAAATCACGTATGATAGATTGACATAAAAAACACAAAGACATGTCAGCTTGACAGATGCGGAAAAAGGAAGGGGGAAAAAAGGATTGATAACCGAGCATTTACAATAGACGGGGAGACCAACCTAAACAAAAACTTTAACCCAAACCCAATTTTAAAACAAAAACCTAAACAGACATGAAAACAAATGTAAAATTGACAGCAACCAACTCCCAGGGAGCCAAGGTCTTCTTTTTTGGAGATTCCGAAGAAGAATCGATGGAAAACTTTTTAGCCGAATATGACAAAAAAGGCTGGATATTCAGCTATGAATATTTTAACGAGGAGGAACAGCCATGAGAAAGTACAACGAACAAACAGTCAACAGGACCTTGACCCTCTACAAGGAGGACCTGGACACCCTGCAGGAGAACGCCACCTACAAGAACGGGGTGACGGACCAAATCCAGGAAGCGATCAAGGAATACATCGAGAGCCACGGATTGAGAAAGCCGGAACGGGGTCCAGGAGGCAATCCGGATGACCTGGACACCCCAAAAAAGGACAAAGCAACCAGCCCAGGAAGGAAGGAAGGATGAAGATAAAAGTAAAGATAACCCTGGTAGCCATTGCAATCACGATTTTGATAGCCCTCCTGGCTTAACCAGGGACAACCAGCCAAGGGAGAACATCCCGGGACCGAAAGGTATCCGGGTTTTTCTTTGCCCCAAAGAGACCAGGGACAAAGGAAGAAGGCCTTTAAGAAAAGGAAAACAGGACCGGGTGACCAGGGACAAAGAACAAACGGGGTAAAACAGCCCTTTCTTTTGATTTAAGGACAAAGCGAACCAACAGACAATCCCGAAATGAACACCCAGCCCAGGGGACCGGGACCCCGAGGAACGAAACGGGAAAAGCCGGAACGGGAATACCATTAAAAACAGGCCAGACCAGAGGGAAAGACCGATTATTTTAGAGCTATCCGGAAAGCGAAAGTGCGGAAACGCCAATAAACCAATTTTTGACTAAAATCGAAATAGAGTAGCGACCAAAAGAGTACCGGCGGAAAGAGTAAACTGGAATATTTTTGACAAGAAATATGGAATAAAATTGGAATATTTTTGGGGTAAAAATGGTCCTTGGGTTCATTTTTTTGCTCAAAAAAGTGACGGGATTTCAAAAATTTTTTGGGAAAAATCAGAAAAGAATTGGGAGAATTTCGATTTCAAATCGAAAAAAGGCAAATCTGGTCAAAAAAGATTTTATTTCCGTTTTGGGTATTTATAAATAAATAATACTGTGTACATTTTGTATTGATTTAGTTAACAGATTATTATGTTTTTTAATTCACCGAACGTTCGGTGAATCATTCACCGAACGTTCGGTGAATCATTCTCGAACAATCACCGCTGGAAAGGAAAGGAAAGGAACAGGGAAGGGAACAGGGAAAGGAAGGGAAGGGAAGGGAGGAAAACCCCAAATGAAAAATAATTTTTTTTTTTAAGAGGAAAAGGAAAAAGTTTTCAACAGAGGATAAAACTCTCCAGGTCAACTGTGGGGGAATTAACAAAAAAAAAACAGCCGAATTTTACCAACCTTCAGCAGCCTTGCTCAAATATTTATTTGTCAATAGAGAAATTGAGAATTAAATTTGTCGCCAGATTTAAACACCTGTCATGAAGTTAACCAAGACCTTCCCATTTGTTCAGCGCAAAACTTATTCTCTGAACCGGCCCATACGGCTGGATGACGCCCAGGAGGGAGCCGATGCATTCTACACCTTCATGCAGAATTGGAGTACCAACCGGGAAACAGCAACAATGGCTGGCCAGGCATGGGCATATACCAACTGCCCTTCGGTCAATGCGATCATCAATAAAAAAGTCCGGGCCTTTATGAATGCCAGGTACACGATTGTCGACGAACATGACGACCTGGTGAAAATTACAAAGGGGCCTCTCGGGGTTTTAACTTCAATACTTAAGCATCCCAACCCGCTGCAGACATGGAATGAATTCGCAGCCCAGGCCAAACTTTATGAACAGGTGTTCGGCGAAGTTTACATTTTTCCAGTAACCTCAATCGGGTTCAAAGCATCAGAAGCCACAACCGTCTGGGTGATCCCGAACTGGATAATTACCGAAAAAGTCACAGGGAAACTATTCAATCAGACCGAAGCGAATAAAATTATCACAGGGTACACAATATCCTTCAACGGCTTTCAAACAGACATCCCTCAGGATCAAATACTGATGATACGTGACGTTTCCATGTATGTGACCCAGCGATCAGACCTCCTCCTGCATGGAATGAGCCGCCTGTTTGCCCTGGCTGCGCCAGTTTCCAACATTATCGCAGCTTATGAAGCCCGCAATGTACTGATCACCCGCAAAGGCGCCCTGGGAATACTCTCCAACGACGGACGAGACGTGGGAGGTACCATACCCCTGCGCCCGAAAGAGAAGAAAGATCTCCAGGATGACTTCCAGACCTATGGCATGAGCCGGGAACAATTCCAGGTCATCATTACCAACGCCAGCTTAAAATGGCAAGCCATGACATTCCCCACCAAGGAACTGATGCTCTTTGAAGAAATCGAGGACGATACCCGCCAGATTGCCGACTGTTACGATTTCCCAATGTTTTTATTAGGATTTAAAGCTGGGAGCACTTTCTCCAACGTCATGGAGGCAAAGAAAAGCCTTTACCAGGATGCCATTATCCCCGAGGCCGAAAACTGGACCACCGCCCTGACGAACTTTTTTCAACTCCCCGATGGAATCCGTCTTAAGGCATCATACAATCACCTGGAAATTTTCCAACGCTCCCGCAAAGACGAGGCAATCGTCCTCACAGCCATCTGCAAAGCCTTTGACATCGCCTACAAAGCCAAGATCATCACCCTGGAGGAATGGCGCAGCAAAATGGAAATGGACCCGGTGCGCTTTAACGGCTCGACATTTTATACCGAACCCTCCAAGCCAACACCGGACACAAACCCTGACTTAGGACAGGTACCAGCAAATCAAACAACCTCAACCACCCAGACATGAATATCGAAGAATTGAAACGGAAAAAGGGAATGCGCTCGATTTACTTCAAGCCACATGACATGAAGTCCTTCGATGTAGACCTGAATAAACGGGAAGTGACCATGGCCTGGAATTCATTCGGATTTAAAGATGACGACAAAGACATCATCCTCAAAGGGGCCTTCTCTAAATCGATATCCGAACGGGGACCAAAATCCTCCACCTACCGCAAAATCGCATACCTCAAATATCACAATTACAACCTCCCAATTGGACCACCCAAAGAGATCCGGGAAGATGACGATTACCTCATCGCCGTGGCAAACATTGACCCGACTCCCGAAGGTGATACCACCCTCACCCAATACCAGACCGGGACCCTTAACCAACACAGCATAGGGTACCGATATATCTGGGATAAAATGGACTATAGCGAAACCGAAGATGCCTTCATCTGTAAGGAAATCGAACTCTGGGAGGGATCAGCCGTAGTGGCCGGCGCTAATGAGAACACCCCGCTGCTCGAAGTACGCGGCATGAACACCGCCGACCAGATGGCCCAGACCATGGAAGAAATGGAAAAATTACTAAGAAACGTCGAAATCCGCAATCAATACGACCTCCGTAAATCGATATCCAAATTATTAGCACTCGCCGAAATCAAGGAGCCGGGAAAACCACCACTCCCTAACCCAGGAGAGCCGCAAAAAGTTAAGGAAATCGATTACGAAAAACTTATCCTGGCATTTGGGTCCCAGGGACGTAATTAACGCTTTAAACCTTAAACAAATTAACCAACCAATGAAAAAATTCCTTTTATTTTTCGCTGTTCTGTTAATAGCCATCGGCTCCCAAGGCCAACTGGTCACAAAACAGTTCGCATTCGGGGCCAAAGGGATCGACTCGGTCTCTGGCGCCACTACGGGGTATTACTATTTTAACATGGCCGGGACAGCCGCTGCCGGAAAGGTAGTATCAACAACCCCAATCACACTCTACCAAATCTATTCCGTCGACTGCCAGGTCATCCATCCCCTGGTATACACAGCCTCGGACTCTGTACACCTCTCCATCGAATACAGTAACGATAACACATACTGGTTCAAATGGACCAATGCAGGAGCTACCACCCAGGCAACACAGACACAATGGCTTAACGGAGGACCAACAGTATCCGGCGCAGGATGCGTTTACCTGTACACAGATGATCTGGTTTGTACCAAAGCCGCCGACGCCGCCTGTAGCTTCAAACCCGTCAACCTTTTCGCCAAATATTTCAGGGTGAAATACCAGCGATACAAGGCAACATCGGCATCATACCTGCGAATCTGGGGTACTTTAATTAAAGTTAATTAATTCAATACCAATAACTTAAAATATACCACATAAATGAAAACTTTAAAAACAAAACGAACCAGAAAGATCGCTATCATGGCCTGTTTGCTCCTGGCCATCATAGCCGGTATCTCTATCGCAACCGATGCCCGTAAGGGAATTGGAGCTACCATCGCCATGGCCACCCTCGTCGGGGGAGTAACCCTCGAGGGAAAAGAAGAAGCCCTCTACGTCGCCTTGAAAACGTCCATCGACTCAGAGATCGAAAAACACACCAAAGGATACATCAGCGAAACGAAGATGACTGAGAACATCAACGCTGCCCTGGCCAAATTTGCCCCGAATATCAAGGACAATGAGCATTTTATAAAACTGCAGACGGAAATCGAAGGTCTCAACGAAAAACTTAAAGCCCAGGGTCTTGAACTTAAGGCCATGAAGGAAGTAGGGAAAGTCGAGATCACCCCATCCATCGCAGCCCAGCTCAAAGCCCACCGGGAAGCGCACAAGGACCTCTGGGAAAAAATGAAAAAACCTGGCGCCCCATCCTTCGAAATCGAACTTAAAGTCGCCGGAACCATGCTCGAATCTGGTAATGTCGGAGCCGGTACTTATTTCCCCGCCATCGGTATAGAACCCGGTGTCGTCGATATCGCCCGGGCAAAACCCTCGCTGATCAAGTACGTGAATTATGCCCAAACGTCAAACCGCCTGATCATCTGGGTAGAAAAAACCAACCCGGATGGTAACGCAGGATGGATCGCAGAAGGAGCCGTAAAACCCCTGATCGACTTCGAATACAAAACCGTCACCTCGGCCATCAAAAAGGTAGCCGACAAAATCAAGGTGTCCACGGAAATGCTCGACGATGTTGATAACATAGCTGGCGATATCAACAACGAACTGAAATATAAAGTCGATATGCTCGTCGACGCTGCAATCCTCGCAGGAACCGGCCTCAATGATGAACCGGAAGGGATCACCCACTGGGCCTCTCTTTTTGTGACCACCACCCTGGCGACCACCTCGCCAAACAACAAAGACGCCATCCTCGCCGCTGCAGCCCAGATCCGCTCCCTGTTCTTTGAACCAGACTACGCCTTCATCAATACCATCGATGGCGCAAACATGGAAATGGAAAAAACAGACCAGGGCCTCTATATCCTGCCTCCATTTACCTCTGCTAATGGCCAAACCATTGCAGGGCTTACCATCGTCCAAACTTCATCCATCCCCGTAGGGCACGTCCTGGTCGGAGATATGAAGAAAATGAAGGTGAGGGAAAAGGGAAACTTCGTCGTCACCGTGGGATGGGTAGCCGATGACTTTGAGAAAAACCTCGTCACCATGATCGGAGAACGCCGGATGCATATGTTTATCGCCGACAACGACTCCGGTGCCTTCATCTACGACACCCTGGCAAATATCAAATCTGCAATAACGCAGATATAATCATATCAATCAAACCTTAAACTCTCATTCACCATGGCTAAAGAAAAAATGACAGTAATCGACCTTCGCAAAAAGGTATCGGTCAAGGTAACGGACAAAAATCCGCACGCCAAAATCGGAACCATCCTGGAGGTCCATCCCATTGCTGCGGCAAAAGGGGTAGAATTGGGACATTACGAAATGGTTAAAGAAAATCTCAACAAAAAGTAACAATGCCCAACACACTGACAGTATCTTATTTCGTCGGGGAATTCAAAATACCAGATATCACTGGATCGTCTCCAGTAGCAACGGCCAATGCGAATAACCTCAAATGGTTTATCGCCAAATACGAGCCGAAGTTCCTGAAAATGCTCCTGGGTGAAGATTTGGCTGCTGCATTCCTCGCCGGAATAACTGTCACTGCCCCCGCCGTACCGGCTGCTAAATGGACCGCCCTTAAAAATAAAATATTCGTTGAGGACTCCACGAACTCGCTATACCTATCTCCCGCCGCAAACTTCGTGTATTACCACGTGATGCGTGACCGCATCACTTTCACAACCAGCGCCGGAGAAGTACAACCGAACAATAACTCTAAAACGCCGGTACAGCAAACAAACAATAGGATGAAGATGGTCCAGGCATGGAACCAGATGTCTGAGGACGTTCTGGTGCTCTGGCAATGGTTAGAGGACAACATCGAGACATACCCGGAGTTTGACCCATACCAGCCAGACCCGTTCGAATACGAACTGCAAGAGATCTCGAAAACAATCAACATGTTCAACATCGGAGTATAACCCATGGCATACGCCAGATATGTATATGACCAAATGCGGGAAATAGTGGCCACAACAGCCACCAAATCCGGTATTGCAGTCTTTTATCAGTTTGGCTCGCCCATGGAAATAATCTCTAACCTCCGGGCAATGACAGGAGACCCAACGCAAGAAGAACGTAAATACCCTCTTATTGCCCTGTTTACCGATTATGATGAGGAACAAGGAAGATTCCCGGGAATAGAAAGCGAAGTGAGCCTGAACTTTATCATCGCCATGCTCACCGATTCGAAATATTCCAGCGAAGAACGTGCCGCCATCAATTTTAAGCCGACCCTTTACCCAATTTTTGATGCCTTTATCGATAGTATTTTTTTAAGTGGATACTACGAGGTACAGAACCAACAGAAGATGCGCCGAAGAAAAACAGATCACTTCTCCTGGGGCAAAAACGGACTGTACACCATCGAAGGTAATGTGTTTGAGGATTTGATTGATGCAATCGAAATTCAAAATTTACAATTATCAGTAATCAATAAAATAAACCAACTCTGACATGACAAAGTTAAATGATCCCGGTAGTCCTTTAAGAACAGCCAACACCGGCAATCCAAGCAATATCATGGTTCCCAAAAAGTTCGTCGGGGCCATGCTCGTACCCTACACTTATGCCGTTTCGGCTGCCAACTGCGCCACCTCGTCCCTTTTCATCACCGAGATGCAGAAAATTATCCTGGCGGAACCGACAACCAGGGGATATCCTATCGGTCCGTTTACCGACAATACCCCCAAGACCGAGGAAGATGTCTACGTAAAATCCAACTACGGGGTGTCCACCTTCGTCCGTGATGGGAAAATCGGATGGGCCTTCGCAATGACAGCCGGTGGTATCGGCTTGCAGAAAAACCTCCGGGCCTTCAACCAGACCAAGGCCCATAAACTCTTTTTCTGGGACAGCGACAAAACCTGGTTCGGTGTCGACGATGGTGCCGGTGGAATGAAAGGATTCGAAATCGAGGACTTCCATGCCAAAGCATGGTCAGTCAATGACGGAGCGAAGCCAGCCGGATTCAACGTCGAAATCCTCTTCGCTAATACCAGCGAACTGGCCGATGACATCAACTTCATCAAACTCGACTCCCATCCCAATGACATCATAAAGGGACTGATCGACGTTGTTCTGGAAAAAGTATCCTCCAGCAGTACCCATGCATTCATCCGCTTAATGACCAAGGCAGCCAGAATCAACTTGTTCGACCAATACAGTGCGGATCTGGATGCTGCAGCAGCATGGTACGCCGAAACTGCTGGGACAGAGGTAACCATCAGCTCCGTGACGGCAAATCCTGCAACAAAGGACTTCGACCTTGCCTTAACCGTAGGGGCCACCACCACCATCCAACTCGAAACCCCGGCCATCCTCGACGGCTTAAATGTTGGTGGACCTCCGAACTCGGGGTATGAATCCAACAGGATCACGATTACTGACGGGTCACCACAAGACAGGATCTAAGCCATGAAAAAGCTGAACATCAAATCAGGCAACACCGGGTTCAACCCGGTGTTTGTCCTGTCTTTTGACACCGAGAAATCCTTCGTCACTGCCGCCGAGAAAGAATACCACCATAAACACGACCTGAAAACACGCAGGGAAATGCTGCGTGAAGTCTATCAAATAGCCCTTACCCTGGCCCCCCAACTGGAGAAACTTAACAAGACGCCAAAAATCAAAAAGACAAAGCCACCGGCGCCGAAAAAAGTTAAACCCGCTCCACCTCCAAAATTAATCAAAGAGAGTAAAAAAACCATTGAAACTCCACCGCCACCTATCATCAAAGAAACCCCGACAGAAAATGCTCCTTCTCCAGATACAGGAATCAGTTAAATTTTACGAATACACCTCTGTGGGACTCGGGTCCCTTTTATTGATTGTCCTGGGCTGGTATTTTATCATTTCCAACGGGAATGCCATCCGGATATGGAAAGCCCTTTCAGACTTAGGGGCCGGATTTGCCGAAATCAACCGGAAAATCGATGTGAATTATACCGACGAAACAGCTAACAGAGGGTTTATTAATGAAAAAATAGGGGAACATACCGAGCAAATCGAGTCATTAAGGGTCCAGGTCGAAGATGTAAAAGGAAAGGTATCCGTCCTGGATGACATGAAAATAGGGGTCGGGGACGTGAAAAAAAAAGTAAACCTCATCGAGAAAACACTCGAGAAAATCGAAGCCGACCATGTGCGTATCCACAAAGGATTAACATCCTTCGAAACACCTAAACCATGAGGCAAATAACCGCAAACGGAGTAAAACTGATTCAAACATGGGAAGGATGCCGACTGCAGGCTTACCCGGACACCGGAGGGGTATGGACCATTGGATATGGGACAACGAAATACCCCTCTGGTAAGATGGTTAAAAAAACAGATAAGATCACCATGCAGCAGGCCGTAGATTATTTGCGGTATGAAATCCGAATTGCCGAATCCTTTGTCTCGATGAAGGTCCGATCGGTGATCACGCCCGAAATGTTCGACGCCCTGGTCTCATTTACTTACAACGTTGGAGTCGGTGCCTTTTATAAATCCTCCCTGCTTCGGGCCGTCAACCTCTGGCCAGAAAATCCTGATATCGAGGAATTGTTCCTCAGATGGAGATACGACAATGGAAAGGAAATCCAGGGACTCATCAACCGGCGAAAATCCGAGGCCCATTATTACAGAACCGGCGAAATTATAACCGACTTCACTCACGCTCCTGCCACATGACGACCATCCGTGATCTGCAACAAAACCTCAAATCATTCAATCCTCTGTATGAATCCATAAAAGCCGCACAGGCAAATACAAAGGAGATGATCCTGCTCAACCTGGGCCAGTTGTTCATTGGAGAAAACAACCAGGGAAATTCCTTTAAAAAATATCGCTGGGAGGATTATGCCCAGCAAAAAAACCAACAAAATCCACGCCCTGGCCTGGGGTACCCGGATTTGAAACTTACCGGAGGATTTTATAAGGGATTCTTTGCAACCGTGACAAGTAACGGGATCGTGATGGGATCACATGGTAAACACGCCCAGTGGCTCGAGGAGTATTATAGCCGAAGGGGACAACAACTGATCTATGGGCTTCATGAAGAAAATATGAAACAATGGATCGAGGACTGCTTCATGGTCGATTATGCCAAGGCCGTAGATGATCATACAGGGCTCAAACTCTCAACCCCAACCTCACAGCCATGAAAAACGTACCAAAATGGGTCACTGAATTAACCTCCATATGTGGGATGAAAACAACAGTACCAACCCAGACGACGTCTCTCCCGGGGAATGTTTATCGTAAGTGTAGCGAAATGATGCTGTCGGCATTTATTGACGCATATGTCAATAACAATCACGCCAGGGTGATCAAATATGGTAAGGTTCCCCCGGCTCTGGTAGAAGAAGCATGGCGAAATATTTACTTTGAATTTTGTGACCTGAGTGACACCAAATCCTACAAAACACTATTCGCCCTATCCAAAGAAATCGGGATGCTTACCAACCGGAGAAACGGAGTGAGAGTATGTCTGAAAGTTTTATCGGTAAGTTACATCCCATACTGCGAAACCTATCTGCAGAACCTGGGATATAACTGCCACCTGGACCCGAAAAATCCCGAACAATATGCAAAAATCCTCGCCTCTATCCAGACAAAAGCAAAATCCATTGATATCGCCCTGGCTGAGAGAGAACATGAACTGCAAGCGGAATTAGAGGGGAAGGACACGCAAGAAACAACAGAGGCCGACTTCGAGAGAAACCTGGCCGAATTAGGAAAATACATGAGCTCCATCATCCATGCCAATGAGATCACAGTAAGTGAATACTGCGCCATCCGCAGAAAATATGACGCCGAATGTGAAGCGATGGAAAAACTCAACAACAGAAAGTAATGGCCAACACCGGACGCATAGACGATATTATCAACATCCCGAGGATTCAGGAGCAAATTAATGCTACCAACTCAGCCCTCGACTCCATCGTGGAGAGGATGGTCGTCATTGCCAAACACTCCGAACAGATCAAGATGGACTTCGGGGGACTCAAAGGGACCCAGGCCCTCACACGTGCGCTCCATGACGTGGCCAAGGCCAATACCGAAGCCGAGAAGGCAAACAAGGACCTCAACGCCTCCCTGGCCAAACAGGCCGCACTCCAGGAGAAACTTAATGCCGCACTCGCTGCAGCAAAAAAACCACAGTCCGGGGGAAAATCAGACAATGCCACCCTGGACGAACAGGCCAGACTGCAAAAGAAACTCGCAGACCTCAAATCTGAGGAAGCAAAAGAAACATTCCGTCTTAAAAAAGAGATATCAGACCTCACCGCTGAACGCAAACACGAGGCCCGGATGATGGATTCCATCAAAGGGTCTATTATTGACCTGGAGAAACATGTTAAGGAACTGACCCTTTTATATGACCAACTCGGCAAAGAGGACCGGGAGTCTGCTAACGGGATGAAACTCCAGGCCAAAATCCATGCCCTGAACACCGAGATCCGGGAAAATAAGGTCGCCCTCTCCAACATGAAGGCCAACGTCGGAAATTACCGCCAGTCGATGGAAGGACTCGGAGTAACGGTACAACACAATACCACCCTTTTCCAAAAGTTTAAAAACACCATGCAGTCGACATTCGTCGGAACCGATGGTAATAAAAGCGGAATCGGGGCTATGATAGCCACCATAGGAGGATACATCGCTGCCCTGGCCGGGACGTTATACTCCATAAAAAAGGTGATTGATTACAACGCCCAACTTTCCGACGCGATGGCCGACGTGAGAAAGACCACCGGGATGACCGAAGCCCAGGTCCATTCCCTTAATGAAACGGTCCGCCATTTCGATACCCGTACCGCACAAAATTCCTTGATGGACCTCGGTGTGGTGGCCGGAAAACTCGGTGTGCCCATTAAAGAGGTATCTGGCTTCATTCGGGCTGCCGACCAAATAGGAGTCGCCCTGGGACGTGACCTCGGAGATGCGGAGGAAGCCGTCAACGCCCTGGGAAAAATGGTCGCCATCTTTAAGGTAAATGAACAGTTCGGGTTTGAAACTGCACTACTTAAGGTCGGATCAGCTCTAAGGATGCTTGGAAACAACTCAACTGCCACGGAGGAAAACATCGTGGAATTTACCAAGATGTTCGGAGGGATAGGCCCCCTTGCAAAACTGAACATCGCCCAGGTAATGGGATTCGGTGCAACACTCGACCAACTCGGTCAATCTGCCGAAGTATCCGCCACCGCATTGAGCCAGGTGTTCCTGCGCATGTTCAAGGAACAAGATAAATTCGCTAAGGTCGCAGGAGTAAGCACAAAAGAATTTTCCCACCTTCTCAAAACCGACGTAAATGAAGCATTCATCCTATTACTCCAGGGACTCAACCGTGGAGGGACCGGACTGGAGGAAGTAACAAAGAAAATGGGATTCCTCGGCACAGGAGGACGTAGGGTAGCCGGGGTACTTGCAGTATTAGCACAACATATCGATATCCTGCGCCGTAGCCAGGAATTATCAGCTATTGAGATGCAAAAGGGAACTGCCCTGACCGAACAGTTCAACATCAAGAATACCAACATGGCTGCGAGTATTGACAAACTCGCAAAGGCATGGAAGAACTTTCTGGCAAACTCCGGAACGATAGGATTCTTTACAAACCTTATAGATGCCCTCGCTGCTTCATTTCGGGGACTGGCTGATTCGCTTTCTGATGATCCGATGGTTAGACTACAGGATAGTCTTAAATTCTGGCAATCACAAAGAAAAATAGGAGGGGGAGAATATGGAGAAAATAGTGCTGTTGCAAGTAATGTAAAATCTATAAAGGAACAGATTAGACTGCTTCAAATTAAACGTGATATTGAGGCCGCAGAGATGGAAAAACAGAAGGAAAAAAACAAACTTCTACAGGAAAACATTGCAATCGAAAAATCCAGATATGGGAATGCGCAGGTGCCATTTACTCCCGAAATAACCCCACCTGGGGTAATGACACAAGGGATTCCCCTCGCCCCGCCGGGGACTTACCTAACTCCGATCGAAACCGAGGAAGAAATCATAACCCGGCAGCAAGTAGCCGAAGCCGAAAAAGCCAAACGTGAGGCCATCGCAGCAAAGAAAAAAGCTGACCGGGAAGCCTCCGAGATGGAAAAACTCAATAAAAGCGCCGAGAAACTCCTGGAGAAATCGTACGAGATCCGGGTAGAACTCGGGATGGTCTCGCTGGAGCAGCAGGAAAAACACGAAAAAGACTCCCTGCAAAAGAGAATCGACGAGATCAACGCCGATGGACTTTCGAGAATCAAGACAGAAAAACAGATACAGGAAGAGCTCGCCCAGGTAGGGGACCCGATACAGAAAGCTGCCATGAGAAAAGAACTCGAAGCGACAAATGCGCTGGCAAAGGAAAAGATTATCTCCTGGGAGGATACGAACAAAATGAAGGAGGCCATCACCCTCAAATATATCGACAAAGCAAACGATATCGAGAAGGCCGCCGCAGACAAGATGAAAACTTACATGGATACCGTGAAACAGAAACTCACGGAAACTGCCCGGATCGCTGAGCTCTCCGACATAACAAAACTGTCGACAAAAAAACTCGCAGACAGAGAGGATATCCGGGGCCAGTTAATGAGAAGGGAAATCACGATAAAGGAATTCAAACGCCGGGAAAAGGAGATCAACGAACAATATGACGCAGACATTCTGCAATCTACCATCACCGCATCGGAGAAACTCATCGGGGTGATAGAAGAATATAATAAGAAAGCCCTCGAGAAAGGGGAAACAGCCTTCATCTCTACCCTGGATCTGGAAAATAAAATAGCTGAGGCCAAAATCGCCATATCAAACAAGGTAGAGGGTGTTTATGAGGAAAATAATGCAAAGAGGATCGAGGACGAGAAACGGGCAAACGAGTTACTTAAAGAGAAAAGCATGGAACTGTTCCGTGCATTGGGATCACTTGTCTCAACGTATTATGACGCCCAGGCCGCACAGATAGATGGAAATTTAAGTAAGAACAAAGATGCATGGGATAAAGAACTCGCTGCCGCCAAGGGTAATGAAAAACTCGAAGCCCAGATAAATCGTAGACGAGCCGCCGAGGAAGAAAGCCTGAACAAACAGAAAAAGAAGATACTGCATGACCAGGCCGTAGTAAACAAGGCATTCGCTATCGCTGACGCTACGATAAACACCGCCGTCGCAGTTACAGCAGTAATGGATATCCCAATCGTAGGGCAAGTATTGGCTATCCTGGTAGCCCTGACCGGTGCCGCTGAGATAGCCACAATTATAGCCACACCAATCCCGGAATATGCAAAAGGGAGGAAAACCGGACAAGCCGAATATGCCATCGTCGGAGAAAAGGGAACGGAGGCCGTCAAACTGCAAAACAAAAAGACTTATTTAACCCCGGATACTGCGTCCCTGACCTATCTACCCCAAGGAGCCGAGGTAATCCCTCATGAGAAATTAATCAAGGAATTCTCGCTCCAACCATACTTAACTACAAGCACCATAACCAACAATCCATTAACGGAAAACACTTTTATCACCAACGAGAATAAATCGACCACAATATCCCCAATTAACACCAAAACTATCAATCCATTAACGGAAAACACTTTTATCACCAACGAGAATAAATCGACCACAATATCCCCAATTAACACCAAAACTATCAATCCATTAACGGAAAACACTTTTATCACCAACGAGAATAAATCGACCACAATATCCCCAATTAACACCAAAACTATCAATCCATTAACGGAAAACACTTTTATCACCAACGAGAATAAATCGACCACAATATCCCCAATTAACACCAAAACCAACAATCCATTAACGGAAAACACTTTTATCACCAACGAGAATAAATCGACCACAATATCCCCAATTAACACCAAAACCAACAATCCATTAACGGAAAACACTTTTATCACCAACGAGAATAAATCGACCACAATATCCCCAATTAACACCAAAACTATTCAACAATATTTTATTGAGAAACCCTTAATTCCACCATTGAAAAACGACTATGCATTCCCAATTGATGACATCTTGAAGATGGCCGTGAGATTTTCCATGCCAACGTCGACCGCAAAATCAAAAGAATCCGCTCCCGGTATTTTTGTGACCGTCAACAACCCCTTCGGCAAAGAAATACTGTCCGAATTAAAGAAACCAAAAATAGAAACCTCCATCACCGACATGGGTGACAGGGTGAGATACCAGACAGGAAACTACAGTTTAATAATCAGGAAATGATCATCGGACGGGACAAATATCGTTTTTATATCTGCACAGATGGAACAAACTTCTATCCTGTCCTGCTTGTTAAACCCGTTACAATATCTGGCGAAAAACAGGAAAAGTTAGGAGATTTCAGAAGGAAATCCTCTGAGTGGAAACTCGAGAGATTCGAAAACGTGACAGTCTACAATGCCATCATCGCAAAAATCGCCTCACCATCCACCCAGACTACAAAGATCCAGGTGAAAGTAGAACTCTGGGATAACTGGATAGATTTTACAAGTATCGAATTTGAAGGATACGTCCCGATCGGTTCCATTAAATCAAACCAGGACGAAGGAATCCTGCAATTTACTCCAGAGGATGAAAGCATCTACACATGGTGGGACGAACACAAAGAAGATAGTAAAAACCTCATAGCAGAACCGTCAGTGATCCCAACCCCAGACAGAATCACCATCGAGGACACAAGTATTCCAACCGAATATTATCTCCCGCTTTCACTCGCGTGTGAGCATTTTAAAAACTTTTTTGTAGGGAACCATAGCGACTCAGAGGCAAATGGATTGAATATCCAACACTGGACAGATGCAAAGGGAACTTATTATTTCGCTGACGAGCTCGGGCCAATTTGGAGAAAAGAAGGATGGGTAGTCCGTGCCGACATTTGGAAATTTTACTATTGCATTCAGACTCACGTTCCAAACACATACCTGAATAAGCCTTTATCCGGACTGCACTGGACCGAGTACTGGACCGCATTCGATGACTATCCATACGACAATGCAGTATATCATGTGATCCAGCAAAGATCAGAGTTCCACCTGCCAAACTTTGTACGTGGGAATGGAATCTATCAGCCAATGTTCACTAAAGAATTGGGAGATAACCTGGAGGCCACAAACTGCCCCGAGAATAAATACTGTTACGGGGGAGCCTCTGTTGTTGCGGGCCTGGCCACCATATCGGACCTTGGAAATATTCCAATCGCCAATGCTATCAATTTTTTCCTCACCGGATCAGGAATGACGTTTTACTCCGATTTTTTCTCCCTTGCAACAAATCCCGTCACCGGACTGCCCAATAAACTCACGAACCAATTCCTTTCACATAAGGCATATTTAAAAGGAACAAATGACGAGAACACTAAGGGAGAAATAACACTGGAAGCCCTGATCAGTGCTCTCTGTGATGAATTTAATTGTCAATGGTACATTGATCCGATAAATGAAAATTTTGTCTTTGAGCATATTAAATTTTTCGAAAACGGGAAACAATATGCTGATGGCACACCCGGAATTTATACAGACCTGACTGACAAAACCAAATACCCGGCCCTTAAATATCAGACCATCGAGGACGTGGAAGGAAATCCAACAGATAATGAATTTTCCCTTGAGAAGGAGTCCCCACAGAAGGAAACATTTAAATTATCTGATACGGTGGACCTGGTTAGCGAAATTAAGTATGATTCAGCATTTTGTAAAAAAGGAGAAACCGAGCAACACGTGGTAGGAGCCTTGACAACTGATATCGCATTTGTTATAAGTTACCCGGACAAAAGCTCTGATGACACGTACTGCCATCTCGCCTGTGATGCCAACAAAACGATCTATCGCCGGGATTTTACCCAGGGAATGACTATCCGTGTTTTTGAAGATTATGCCAACGGAGATCTCATGTATGACAATTTGATCCGGGATTTTTGGATTCATGACAGGCATATGATCTCCGGGAAAATCAATCTGGATGCCGCCGCCACCACATTCGAAACCCAGAAAAAAACAAAATTACAACGTGAGATCATCTTCCCAAGAGTCGAGGCCGGAAGATTTGACCCAGCAAAACTTATTACCACCAATATCGGCAATGGAGAGGTGAAATCATTCGAGATAAACACCGACACAGATCGCATCAAGGTATCACTTTTATATGAAATGGGATAATGAAAAACCTGGACACCGCCTTCCCTTTTTATGATGCCCTGCTCGAACAATATCGATATCGCAAAGGGGTATCATGTGTCCCGTTTATTCTTTGCCCGACCACCAACCTGGTGCCTTGGATTATCCGTAGACCCCATAATGCAGGGGATGGGGACGACATCACCGTATGGGTGACACCATGCAACGGGGGAACCCCTATCGAGATCCATGGCGACGATTTCGGTCTGTTAGTTACCGCCGGGACGAGTTACGATTTTATTTATTATACCGGGACATCACTCCCCAATCCCCTGCCACACAATGCAGGGGGATACTACCTGGACGTTGAAGATCTGACATCAAATAAACATTGGTACAGCGAAACCTTCGGAGTGCGCTCATCGATGACAGATTATTTTTACCTGGAATTCAAGAACGATACTGAACGTGGGAATATTGCTGCATACTTCATCCAGGGGGTGTGGTTTGACATTGACCTGGTAGCCCCTATTTACATTCGGGAAGATACTGGAGAGAAACGTGACGGTATCCTGGTGAAAGAAAAACAGATCAAGATGAAAGCCCGGGTCATTAGACTCCAGATGGCTCCGGAATACCTAACCGATGCACTGATCAGACTGGATATGCAAGATTACGTCGCATACGCCACCGGGGGAACAACCTCTGTGGTGAAACAGGTGATCATCAAGGAACCGGAATTCACCCAGGAAAGCCTCGGCCTGTTCGCCAAAATGGAGATTCAACTGATATGGGACATCGAAATCAAAAAGTTAAATTTTAAAGAAATGGGATACAGCTATGGAAATTCAAGCAATGGAATAACGAAAACCGGGATCGGGGAAACCACGTTCCACAGTGGGGTATACGAACTCCCGGTCGCATTTGAGGAAGTTATGCCTGATGGGAATTATGTCCCCGACGTGCCGATCTGCGTGACCGTCGCATTACCAGGAAACCCCGAGAGGCCAATCATCCCATTGGATCTTATCACAGCTAACGGATTTTTAATAAGAACAATGGTTCCATGTTATGTGAGATGGAACGCAATCTGGACACAGCCATGAAAAAAATGAAATTGATCGGATTGTTTATGCTCCTCTCCCTGGGTCTCCAGGCACAATGGAACGATCGAGTCGATACCATGTACTTCCACCTGGGAAATGGGTTCGTGTGGGATATTATCACTTATGGAAACCCCGACAGTTTATCGATAAACGGGATTAAGTTCTATACAACCATGACCGGGACGGAAACGGACCCCATCTGGACTGCTGACCAAAACCAATACCTAACCTCGAGCGATGCTGCTGAAATTTATGAACCAATTATTGTAGCCGGAACATATCTGACTCCTGCAGGAGAAGAAAGAGTATCGGGAGCCAAAACCTTCGAAAATGCAACATTGAAAATTAGAGATGCCACGGATCGATACAACACAACAATACAGACAACCGCCACCGCAGACCGAGCCGTTACATTTCCTGATGCAGCCGGAACCATTGCTTTAACGTCAAATATTTCAATTATGACAAGATATTCTGCCTATTCATCAGGGAACAACAATGTGGAGGTACTGGCCGATTCTGTGGGGATTACTGTAACAGTCGCTAACACCAATGAATTCACGTTTATAATCCCTGCCCATGTCAAACTGATATCGGCCAAAATCCATCTGGGAACAGGATTCTCCTCCCTGAAAGTTTTCATGGGAACCACCGATATGGGAAATACGACTGCACTCAATCGATGGATGCCGATCACACAGGGATGGAGGGAGGATAGTGGACAACAATTAACAGGGCTGACTGTGGTGATGGACAATTCAGGGACACCCAATTATCAAAAGTTTACAGTGAATGGTTTAATTACCGGGGCAAACAATCTGATAAGGATAGAATTCTAAAGCATGAAAAAGTATCTGCTTTCGCTGATATTTTTTATTTCAATAATAACCCAGGCCCAAATCCGGGCCAGGTTTGATGTTGCGGAGGTGACATTCGTGGACGATACGACATGGACTCTTTCTGGAACCATTGAGGACCCGTCAGGATCATATACGGGATTGTCGGTGCAAACAGGAGATAAGATTATCATGCGAGGATACAATACGGATGGAGTTACGGTATATGACAGATTTCGGATCATTGGGATCCCATCCGAGGGTATCAACGCAATAACAGTGACAGTGCGAAACGATTTAACAGGAGGGGTGCAAAACAATACCGGAGGACCCCTGAGTGGATCCTTTCCTATTGGAAGTCCTGTCGCCATGACAAAACTGACATTTAAACCATCCTGGTACCAATGTAATATTGACCCCGATTATGATACCGGGATGGATAATATGAACCTCACGGAAATGGAGATTAAAGAAAGATGGCAAATCGAAATCCGAGACGATAGTGAAAACTCATTGTCCCTGCCGTTTTATTTAAAATCAACTTCTACCATCATATATAACGGAACCCCTCTACGGCCAAGTCAATGGTCGGGATCGGGAACCGCCACCCTTTTACTTAACGTGGATGTAAGGAAATACGACCACATAACACTAATCAATTAAAAAAAAAATCATGAAAAAGTTAGTTTTAATTTTCGCAGTCATCCTGGTCTCCTACGGAGGTATTGCCCAGGTTGCAACGCCAAGCAATCAACTCAGGATCGCTGACACCACAACTGCCACATTGGGGCAAAATATTCCGAAAGGCACAACCGTCTATGTAATCAGCATAGACAGGTATTTCGTAGCGAAGTCTGCTTGCATATCAACAGACAAGGTTACGTATCTGAAATTTTCGAATCAGGGAAAACTTAATGTTGGGACATCGAATGGGTTGAGCATCACGAATAACGGTCAGACCGTGAACATGGCAGCAGCTTCGACCAGCACAACAGGGGCATTGTCGAACACCGACTGGAACACTTTCAACGGTAAGGAAAATGCACTCACAAAAGGTAACCTGACTGAGACCACGTCAGGCGTATTGACAATCACCGGAGGCACCGGGGCCGTAATCGGGTCGGGTGCATCTATCCAAGTGAAGCAGGCGAATACAAGTCAGGGAGGTTACTTATCGAATACGGACTGGAACACTTTCAACGGGAAAGAAGATAATTTGACGTTCTCCGCGCCACTGGTCAATACCGCACACACAATAACGATCAGCGCAGCAACGACCGGCACAGCCGGGTCAATGAGTGGGGCGGATAAGACGAAACTGGATGCAATTACCGGATCAAATACCGGGGATCAAACCATCACCTTAACCGGAGATGTAACCGGTTCCGGAACCGGTTCATTTGCAACTACTATCGCTAATAGTTCAGTTACGCTTGCCAAACAAGCGAATGTTGCGACCGGTACGATCATGGGAAGAACAACAGCCGGTACGGGCGTTCAGGAAGCGTTAACAGTAGCGCAGGTCAAGACAATGCTCGGAACAGGAGGGATTGCAGCAGTATATGATTATGAGCAACTTGTTGACAGTGTAACGCTCAACACAGGGGGAACCTACAACAGGGTAACACTTGCAAATACACCGTTGACGGGATCAATCGCAGTCCAACTTAATGGGCTGAACTTGAAGCCAACTCAATGGGCTCTAAGGAGTTCAACGAAGATTTGCATTTTGGTGCCTTGTTATCAGTATGATCAAGTTCAGGTGTCCTATTCTTACTAACCTATGAGAAATCAGTTTATCTTTTTCCTCGTATTTCTTCCCGCCTTACTTCTGGGTCAGGTTTCTCCACGCCCGAATGTATCTGTACCAACAGCAACGACTGATTTTCTTGTCAATGTGCCAGCAGGAACTACCGTGTTCTGCAATTCGACCGGGAGGGAATATGTCACCTTGCAGACAATCATAACAACCGATGATCTGACAAGTGCATCCGCTAAGTTCAAGGAAATCCCTACCGGAGTTGCACCGAATGATTCTGTTAAGAATCCTTGGATTTATTTGGCAGGGTACACTATTCAGAGGGGAACGGGCAACGTCGGCATCGGGACGACGAGTCCCAGTGAAAAGTTAGAGATTTCTGGTTCTGGAACACAAAGATTTCTAATAACTGAAACTGGAACTGGGGTTCAGACATCGTTAAAATCAGCGTCGGGAGGTTATGGCATATTTGGAACAGTTTCAAATCACGCAATGAGAGTTCAAACTAATAATTTGGACAGAATGACAATAGATAATACCGGCAACGTCGGCATCGGGACGACGGGACCAAGTAATCTGCTTGATGTTTCTAAATCAGTTTCAGGAGGAGTGGGGGCAATCGTTCAATTGACTAACCCAGCGACAACTGCCGCAAACAACGCCGTTGAATTGCGTCTTGCTCCTTCTTCCGCATATGCCAGCCGTTATGCTGCAATTCAAGCGATTAATGACGGAAGTAATAGTATTGTTCTCTCATTTTTAACAGGTGCAGGAGCCAGTATTACTGAAAAAATGAGAATTTTAAGTGGTGGAGGAATTACTATGTATGGGGGGAATTTAACGATAGCAAGCCCTGGAATTTTGAAGGTAGATGGCACTGAAAATTCTTCATTCGCAGGCAACGTCGGCATTGGGACGACAGCGCCCGCTTCAAAACTATCAATCAATGGCGGACTTCACGTAGGTGGTGATTCAGATGCTGGAGATAATAATTTAATTGTTGACGGAACAATTAAACTGGGGACGACTTACACAAACACGCTTCAAAATGCACTAATGTCGAGCAACAAGGTTATCACACTTCCCAATGCCACGGGAACAGTTGCGCTGACATCGGACATCCCGTCAATATCCGGATCAACTAATTCCTATGCAATGTTTACAGCACCTAATGTAATTGGCGATGGGGCAATTTGGAATTACGAAGGTGTTCCACGAGCCGCAGCATTTCATCTTTTCACAGGCGAATCCGGAATCCCATTTAAAATAATAAATGATCCGGCAGGTATAACGACTATGGAGGTAGATCAGGATAACAGCACAATAACTTTTTTTCATGATTACGTGTATGATGGAGTAAGTTTTGGTTCTATCGGGGTAGGTACAGTGCAGCCGGAGGCAAGGTTAGATATGGTGTCCAGAAAATATTCATTCGATCAGTTTAGAACTATGACTGATGCATCAAGTCCTTATGATTCCTGTTTTGTTATAACAAAAACAGGAAGTACCGGGATCGGAACTATCACTCCTTTTGCCCCACTTACTGTATCATCAAATAGTACTCCGGAAGGAACTTTTATTTCTACCGCCTCTCTTGGAGCTAATGTGGGTGCTGGAGTTGGGTTATATGTCAACGCACTGCCAACGGCCAGCGGACAGAGGATAGGTAGTTACACTTTCGGAAGTCGGGTATCATCAACGAGTTCACATGGAGCGGGATTAACGGCTTATTCAGAGGGGGCTTGGACGGCGGGATCATCATATCCGACATATTTAGTTTTGCAAACAACAGCATCCGGGAGTGCAGCGAGAACTGAGAGGATAAGGATTACTTCCGTTGGCAACGTAGGCATCGGAGTAACATCACCTACTTCGCTGTTACACATCAGAAAAGACAATACATCAGTAAGTGATCCGCAATTCGTTATTGATAATGTCGCTGGCGATTATAAATTAGCTATTGGTGTTAATTCGACTACTTCGCTTGCGACCATTCAGCCCTGGTCGAACCCAGGTGAAGGCTTTGCGCCATCTCACCTGGCAATTAATCCGACGGGTGGATATGTTGGGGTGGGAACATTAACCCCAACCTGCAAACTTGACGTTGTTGGACAGGCGAAGGTCTCGACACTAATGGTCAATGGATACAATGTAACGGTCAACTCAGATATTGCCCTGCCGCAATCAGGTATTTGGTCTGCAAATGAAACAAGTGCATATTATACGGCTGGAAATGTCGGTATTGGCTATAATACGCCGACGCACAAATTGGAGGTTGCGGGAACTGTAGGTTTTACGGGTGGAGCCGTAGACATCAACGCAGGTTCTAATTATGCGACAAATATCTGTACAGGCACTTCAACCGGAACCGTGACCATTGGTGGTAGTGCGGCCCAGGTGATAAATATTGGTGCAACCGGAACCGGAGATCATGATCTCCTTATCGGTAATCTTGTTACAGGAAGTACTACCACAATCCGTTCCGGTGACGGTGGAATGAATCTTGTGAGCGCCGGTTCAAATGTGATTGAATCAAATCCGAATAGTATATTAAGTCTCAATAGTGGAATTAATGCTCCGACTTCTATTAATGCCGGGACATCGACAGGAACTGTCACAATCGGTGGTTCACAAGCGCAGACTATCGAAATCGCAAACAATGCATCGGGAATTAAGACGGTAACAATAGGAAATACTGTCTCAGGCTCTACAACAGATATCCGTGCATCAGTTCCGGGAATAAATGTATCGAAAATTGCGCTTGTATCCGGATCAAATGCCACGGCCACAACTTCGCTCGTGGACATTACAGGACTGATCATTACTTCGCTGGCGGCGTATGGTTATTATGAATTTGAAGCAGTATTAATTGTCGGAACGAGCAATGATAATAATGGAAATAAATATGCCGTCAATTTCACATCATCAGGAAGCCCATCGGTAGTGGCAATGATTGATGGCTCCTATACTTCGACAGCCAATAAAACAGAAAGAATATCAGCTCTGACAACTGCATCTGGGGTTTATATGACCACAGCCTCACAGACGGGAGGAATTTTAATTAAAGGAATTTTAATTGTCGGATCGCTCCCCGGCAGCATTACCATCCAGCACCAGCACCCGACATCAGGAACTTCCACTGTGTATGTCGGTTCATATCTAAAGGTAACAAGAATTTCATAACACGACAATCACGAAAACACACAACATATATCCTCAAATCATCGAGGCAATTATTCACTAAATAAATAAAAATCATGAAAAACTGGAAAGACACAATTTCAACAATCTGCGGACTTGTTTTCGCACTTTGTACCGCAATCGTAACCGGGGTGACTGGAGTAACATTCCCGGAATGGCTGATAACTGTAGTCGGTATTGGATTGGCCGTATCTGGAGCAATCATAGGCATCCTTCAGGGCAAAAATCCAAATCTGACTACCAAAACGGCCCGACAGGTGGATAACCTTAATAATGAACAGGCTGCGACAAAAGGAATAAAATAAACCTGTTATGAAAAACACTCCACTGGCCATCCTGGCCGTGGTGTTATTGCTTTCATGCAACCCGCAGAGGTGGTGCGCCAAACACGCACCACCCATAACGGGAAGGGACACCACAATGATCGACACGATTATCGAAACGGTATATGATACCGGAGTAAGGGTTCGCCCGGATAGTTCGTCCATTCAGGCATTAATCGAATGTACCGGAGAAAACATCAGGATCAAGGAAATATTAAACTCCCACCCCGGGACCAATGTACTCCCCCCACAAATAACAATCAAAGACCGGATCCTGTACGTCGACTGCAAGGTCGACTCCAACCAAATCTACATTACATTAAAAAAACGCAAAGAGATCCACCTCGAAAGAACATCCTCCGACGCAGTGAAGGTGATTAACCAACCGACCGGCTTCCAACAATTCCGAAGCTGGGGATTTTGGATATACACCGCCATCCTGGTAATTTTCCTCGGATGGAAGTTCATCGTCGGTAAATTTGGAGGGATTGGAAGTCTCTTATCAAAACTCACCGGGAAACTTTAACTGCGCTCCCCTTTAATTTTCTGCATTTCTTTTTTTATCGAGGCCTGTTCCAGTTTTGCATAGATCTCCGTGGTCTCGAGTTTTGAATGCCCCAGGACATCCTTCACCGTGTAAATATCCACCCCATCCCGGATCCACATGGTAGCTGCAGTATGACGGAAAACGTGAGTAGTCAATTTTTTATTTATTTCACAGATACCGGCCACAACCTTAAGTCTCCGGTTTTGGGTCCAGCCGGTGGGACATGGAAAAAGGAAATCACCGTTCCGGCCCTTATACTTTTCCATTAAGGCCACAGCCGGTGGAATCAGGAATATAGAATAATACTCCCCTGATTTTTTACGAAGCCCCTCGATCCATAGTCCCCCTTCAATCCGACGAATATGGACCGACCACCGAAGGATGCACAAATCCTTGTATGCAATTCCGGTGTAAATTTGAAAGACGGAAATATCACGGCTTAAATCTGCCTCCAGATCGACGATCTCCTTTCCAATGAGCCTACCGATCTCCGAGTCGTCCAACCGTGCCCTTATTTTATGCTTACCCCGAGAAACGGAAAAATTCAGGTATGGATTCTTACCGTATTCCAGTAACCCGGATTTTTCAGCCAGATGAATGTAAGTTTTTACCACCTGGTGCCTTTTGGAGATTGTCGTCTGGGACATCCCGGATCTGCGCAACGAATTATCAAATGACTGGATGCGCTCAAAGGTGAGATCAGAAAACAGGATGATGCCAGAATCCTTTAACAGCGAAGCGACATGATTATGGAGTGACCGGGTCCCGACAACGATATCGGTGCGCTTTTTTATTTCAGAGACCATAAAAGAATGAAACGAGGAACCATGCCTGGCCGTCCGTTTGAAGTAATTATCAAGATCAGCGCCGGTCATCTGTCCCCCAGCATCGATGATGGAGAGTTCGACCCGGCGAAGTTCAGAAATGAAATCCCCGATCCGTTTATTTAACCTCCCGGAAAGATTAGTATTCACAACCTGACGGGTACGCTGGTCCCATTGATCCTGGTAAAGATAAACGCCAGTGCCGATATATTTCTTTGAATGATTGGTCAAGATGATCTCCACCTGGACCAGGGCCGTCTCCTCCGGGTCCAGTTTTACCTTTTTACGATTGAAGATCACATTGTAAATAGCACCTGTTCTCATTGCTTTAGAAATTAAAGGTAGAACGCCCGGTAGAACAAATGGTAGAACCAGGGTAGAACAAAATTATCAAATAATATTAACTTTCGACAACAAAAGGTTATTTTTGTTAAATCTGAAAAATTCCAGAAAGACCCATGAAACAAATAACAACCTGACAATGAGTAATAAAAAAGGCCACCTGGTAATGGCCTTGTAGTGATCCGCCTGGGACAGTGACACAACCCAGGAACCGGCTACCAGAGTAGGGAAAGAACGCCCCCGTATATTAATGGTAGAACAACAGTAGATTATCCCTGGTATTTTGGCCTCTTTAAATAGTGATGAGAAACCAATTTCAACCCATAATAAACCAGGGTAGATGTTTGAATTTGCCACCGATCCCGGGCCAAATAATTAAGTGCATCCACCAGGGTAGGGAAAACGATAGCCTTACCAGATGCATCTTTTATCGGTTTCCTGGGTCCAAAGACCTTCCCGCCGCCGAAATCGATATAAATATCCACATCAAAGACATTCTCCATTATGTCGACATGACCACCGACAGTAACCACCTCACAATTAATATAGGTGACTGTGTCTATTACCTGGGCCAGGGAGAATAACGGAAGGGCCAGGACAAACAATAGTATTGATTTATTCATAGTCAATTTGTTTTATTGATTGCGGCATTTGCCAGATCGATCAGTTTGTTCAATAATTTCATTGATTCAACCAGGGGAGCAAGCCGAACCTCCAAGCGCCGGTCAATCACCTGTTCTATTTTTTGTACCAATTCCCCATCCACCATATCCGGAATGATTACATCAGATTGTTTTATAACAATCTCCGACAAAGGTACCTTAAAAATAGTAGCGAGTTTTTCTGCCACATCCCGAGTGGTCTTCCCAGAACTCAACGAATAATTGAAAGCCGTTGAATGCATGCCGAGCATCGAGGCCAACTGTTTCTGCTTAAGACCATCCCTGATCATTAAGTGTTTGACGTTTTGAGAATTAAAGTCCATGGCAAATGATTTTTAAAAAATAAATACCAATTAATAAACATTTCACTTGACATTTCAATAATTTCATATATATTTGCATCTTACAAATTTACAAATTTACAAATATACAATAACGAAACATGAAAATCAATAGTGAAATAATGGAGAACCTCAAATCTGATAAGGATTTGAGGGACAAACTGGCAAAAAAAATGAAAAAGTCCCCCCACACCATATACATGTGGCTCTGGGGAAACAGCGACAACCTTACTAAAGCCGACGCATTACAAGTTATTTCCGAACACACAGGGACTCCTGTTAATATGTTGATAAATAATTAACAAAACATGGACAAACTGGAAGAATTGATCATGGAAATCCGGCAGATGAACGAAAGCCTCCGGAAATTGATCCATTCCCAATCACCCCGTCCCAATTTTCAGAAGATTCCTGCTGCAGCAAGACAACTCGGGATGTCACCGGCATTACTGCGTAAACTTTGCAAAAACGAGATCATCCCATCCATTTCCACCAATACAAACACAAAGATGAAACATTATCTCGTCGACATTGATGAGGTAGAAAAATTATGGCTTCCCGGTGGATATTATGAAACCAAACAGCTTCCAACCAAAAGAGGACCCAAACCAAAAGCCAAAATATTATGACAAAACAGAAACCAAAACTGATCCGGGAACTTTGCGAAGAATTCGGATCAAAATACACACCTAACCAGATCGACGAATCCGTAGACCTTCAGGGATTGCTCGAATATTTGAGTGATCAGAAGAAAAGAAACAACGGAAACTTCGTCCACATCCCCAGCGACTACCTCTGCCGGTTGATCGAAAAACACCTCGGATACAAGATGGAAGATAAGGTATACCAAAAGGATATCACCCAATGACTTATGCAGATCCATACGCCTACGGACAGACCCCGGAAGATCTCGAAAGGGAATTCAATGAGGAATGCAATGATGCCGATGACCGGATGGATGCTATATTTTTTTGTCCTGAAACTATTGATAAACCAATATCATTATTGAACAATAACGAGTTATTAACCCTAACACCAAACAAAGATGACAACAACGACGAGTGAACCAAAAAAAGAAACGACTCCCCAGGAAAACAAGGACGTCGTAAGTCAAGCCCTACAAAAAGCTACCAAAAGAGGAACCCTGGCCGGATTAAAACACACACAGATCCAGGACGTACTCAATGGAATGAAAACACAAATCGCCCAGGCATTACCTAAGCATCTGACTGTGGATCGAATGATCCAAATGGCCTCCAGTTTGATCGCAAAGAACCCCAAACTTGGGGAATGCAGCGCCTCCTCGCTGGTCGGTGCCGTGATGCAAGCAAGTATCCTCGGATTTCGCCCGGTGGAAGCCCTGGGAGAATGCTACTTCGTGCCTTACGGAGGTGCCGTCCAATTCCAGATCGGGTACAAAGGATACGTATCCCTATCCCGGAGGACCGGAGAACTTAAGACCATCTATGCCGAGGTCGTCCACCAGGGAGATCACTTCGAGTATGAACTCGGACTGGAACCAAAACTGATCCACAAACCCAAACTGGACAATGACGACGCATCAATGACCCATGTATATGCCGTAGCAAAATATAAGGACGGTGGGTACAATTTCATGGTATTATCACATTATCAGGTCGAAAAACTACGCAAACGCAATCCGATGCAAAAGGAAAAACCATCCGGAGCATGGGCAACTGATTATGACGCCATGGCAAAGGCCAAAGCCGTGAAACAACTCTCAAAATTTATGCCCCTCTCAGTAGATTTCCAGAATGCCATCCTTTCCGACGAGGCCGTTATCAAACAGGATGCATTCACCAACGACGGAACCGGACTCAAGGTGGAACAATTCACCTACGAACCCGATCCAGATGGAATCACTGAAAATGCCGAGGCCGAAGAAGTGAAAGAAGAACCTACCCCTACCGCCACCGTCCCAGCCCCAGCCCAACCCAAAGAATCAGATCCTGCCCCATCTGCATCAAGCGACAATGCCGTCCCTGAACTTTTCCCGGAAAAAACAAGGGGAGGAAAGTAAGATGGCCGACCAACTGCTTATACCTGGTAAGATCACTGCTGCGATCTACCAGGAATCCCTAACCCTGTTCCTGGGTCAACTCAAAAAAGGAACGGATATCCTCTGCGCAATCAAAGAAGTAAAGGACAAACAGGCCCTGGATGAAGCCGTCGTATGGGTGAATAAAGCCAAAACCCTCACCTCCCTCCTACAGAAAAAAGTAGACGAGATATGCCGACCCCTCACCGATGCAAAGACCGAAATCAATGAGGTACAACGGCAATTGAAAGCCTATGCGGAGGAAATCTCCACCCATATAAAAGACGCCACCAGGGTATTAGAGGGAAAGGTGTTCCGGTATTACCAACTCCAAAAGGACGAGTCCGACCGGATGAGGAAAATACACGAGGACATGGTACGTGAAGCCGAGGGAAAACTTAAGATTGCTCAACAAGCCAGACAGGATGAAATCGCCCAGGCTGAAACTACCGGAAATCCCTTCGAACCACCCCCGGAAGTCGCCCCGATGGTGATCATGGCCCCGGTCGTCGTCGAACCTCCGAAAATCAAAGGGATGCTATCCATATGGAAATACGAAGTCGTCGACATGATGCTCCTACCGATGGAATATCTAACCCCGGACACTGCAAAAATCAATGCTGCAGTTAAATCCGGAACCAGGGAAATCCCAGGAGTGAAAATATGGGAAGAACAACAAATCAGAAAATCATAAAACCCCAATCGCAATGTTTAAAGAAACCATAGAAGAACAAGCCAAACAACAATGGCTGAATGACCGTAAGGAAGGTGTCGGAGGATCAGATATCAGTACTATCCTCGGACTAAACCCCCACAAATCCCCCCACCAACTCTGGATGGAGAAAACCGGAAGGAGTGACGAGAATGTCGACAACAACTTCACCCGGGCAGGAGTGAAACTCGAACCGATGGTCGCCGATTGGTTCGAAGAAACCACCAAACTCCAACTGATCAACCCAGGCAATGTGGTGACAAAACACGCCACCCACGACTGGATACTCGGAACCCCTGACCGGGAAACGGTAGACAAGGAACTCGTAAGGGGTATCCTTGAAATAAAGACCACCGGACACGCCATAGACCCTGACAACCTCCCATTGCCCTGGTTTTGTCAGGTGAATTGGTATGCGGGGATAAAAAGGAGCTACGGGGTGACCGACATGGTCCAGAATTACATCGCATGGTTTGAGAGGATGACATGTGCCTTTAATTTTACCTCCCTGACGTTTGACCCTGCATTTTTTCAATATCTGGTGGATCAGGCCGGGATTTTCTGGAACACATACGTAATAACGGACACCCCACCTCCTGCCAAATCAGCCAAGGACGTAGCATTACTTTACAGAACCCATGCCCCAGGAAAGGCCATCCTTGCAACCGAGGAACTCGCCCAGACGATCGCAGAACTTATCGAAACACAGAAGGTGATAAAGAATGCCTCCGAACAGGCAGACAAATACAAACTCGGTATTCAGTTGATCATGCAGGATGCCGAATCGATCATCGTCGATGGCCGCCCCGCTGTTACCTGGAAAACCGCAAAGGATTCCCTCACTTTTGATGAAACCAGATTTAAATCTGACCACCCCGACCTATATAACAGTTATCTCGCAACCTCACCCGGATCACGCCGGTTCCTGGTAAAAAAGTAACTCCATGGCCCGAATCAGGACAATAAAACCCGAATTCTGGACGCATCCAATTATGTCACGGCAAAGCGATGCCACAAAACTCCTGGCCATTGCTCTGCTTAACCTTGCAGATGACAAAGGATACTTCCATGCAGAGCCGAATGTGGTAAGGGGAATTTGTCGTCCATTTGATGAAACTTCAAAGACCACCCGAATAGCACTCGACGCACTTGTCAAAATCAATTACATCGAAATCTGCCAGAATGATGACTACGGAACAATCGGATGGATCGTCAATTTCACCACACATCAGAAGATCGAACACCCCGGAGGATCGAGACTGGAATGTTACTTCACCGGGAATCATTCACCGAACGTTCAGCGAATCATTCTCGAACAATCACCGCTGGAAAGGAAAGGAAAGGAAAAGGAAGGGAAAGGAGGGGGGAAAACAGTACCCCTTCCACCTTCCATATCCGGAGCCGTCTGCATGATGAACCCCGAGGAATTCCGTGATCAGATGACAGGCCATATTTTTATCGAGGGAGCCTGTATGTCGCTACACTGCGACGAGGCACAATTCCGTCAACATGTCGAAGATTGGGTAACGGCCAAGATTGCTGCAGACGATTATCATACCCCTATCGGAAAATTAAAAACTTACTGCATTTCCGATTTTAAAAAATTGCCAATCGGGAAAGTAAAAAAGACCAGCACAATAATGAATGATGCGGCCAAATTTGCCGAGATACTCGAACAATCGAAAAAGTAACAATGAACATCGTAGAAGAAATAAAACAGGCTTCCCAGGGAAAGAAGATAAAAGACCTCGGAGCAAATGGCGCCCCCGAAGCTGTATCCACAATTATCGTCCTGCTTGGATTAGGGGATAACAAGATCCCCGACGAAAATGAAAGAATGAAAATGTACTCATACATCGTAAAGAACCTCGGACATTATAGCCTCGAAGAAATCTCCCTCGCCGGAACACTTTTTATCAAAGGACATCTGGATTACCAGAAGGAACTATACGACAAAATCTCCCCGCTGTTCATTGAGAACATAATGCAGAGCTTTACACGGTATCGGCAGAATTTCATAACAGCCAAAGGGACAGAAGATGAACCAACCAGGATACCTACCTATGAAGAACTCGCCAGGATGAACAGGGAGATGGCTATATCGCAATTCAACCTCTACCGGAGAACAAAAACATTCCTGGACTGCAACTCCTGCCTTTACAGATACATGGTGAGAACCCACATGCTCCGGCTTTCATACTCCCAAATCAAAGACGTCATCCGTAGGTCAAGGATCGACCTCGAGAAAGAACACCTTGTAAAAGCCAACAGGGTGATGACAATTTCAGAAATGAGATCGCTGCTCGGCCCCAGGAACAATAAAACACCCCTTCGGGAAATGATCAAATACAACGCCGTTCGGCTTTATTTCGATGCCATTATAAAAATGAAGGATCAAATAGAAAACTATCTCCCATGAACCTGGAAATATTTGTGATTTTAATAGTTCCTCTGGCTGCTTTCATGGCCGTTTACATTATCCCTAAAATTCAAAAAAAGAAATGAAGAAGGAAGAACAACACGTCCACCAGGCTGTTTGTCGATACGTACAATACCAATATCCCGGAGTAATATTTTTCAGTGAACCATCCGGACTGCGGGTAACCCCTGGACTTGCCAGGCTTCTTAAATCACTTCGCAGCGAGACCAAACTCCCGGACCTTTTCATTGCAGAACCAAAGGGGGATAAATCCGGATTATTTATCGAAATCAAGGCATCATACGAGGATCTATACCTAAAAAACGGAGATATCCGCAAAATGGAACATCTGCAAATGCAAAAGAAAATGTTGGAGAGGCTGCAGTCAAAGGGATACACAGCCGTATTCGGGGCCGGGTTTGATGCCTGTAAAATTATCATCGACGAATACCTTACCAAAAAGAATCCCATCACTCCAGAATTACTCGAGAAGATCGTCTGCAGACATTATCGGATTGAAAAAGAACTGCTTCACTGTAAAAGCCAGAAACGAGAAATCACCGAACCCCGGCAATTGGTAATGTCCCTTATTTACACCCTTATCGACACATCAAACCAGACGTCCGGATTGTTTTACAGAAAGGATCATGCAACGGTCACGCACGCCCGGAAACAAATGCAAGACTTATGTGACTCCAATAAATTATTCCAGGAGAAAATTACCAGGATACTCCATGACCTGGGACTAAAAGATATAACATTTTACAAAAACTGATCAATGACAAAAACCATCTGGACCTGGGTCAAAATTTTAACAGTCATCGTTGGATGGGTAGTATTCGTCTGGATCAGCATAAATCCAACCGAGTTCGGAACCTAGTACGCTCAATTTATGAAAGGACAGATAACAGAATTTAATAAACGATAGTTATGTCAAAGCTGATCAAGGAAGAAGTAACCAATCTTTTAAAGGAATACCCGACCATGCGGGATGACGACCGGACGCTGATCATAAATGTATGGGCCAGGGACCTGGAAAGACACTTCATCGACCCCAGCCAGTTCCGGACATTTTTCAAGTTTTACAAAGCCGGGATCCTAACTGGAGTAGAAACGATACGCAGAACCCGGCAAATCATCCAGGAGAAAAACCCAGGTCTGAGGGGGAAGGAATATCACAAACATAAAGAACTTGAACAACAGTGGAACGAAGAAATCAGTAATCATTAGAAACCATGTGCCTAAACAAATTATTCAAACCAGCCCCATTCGACCCATTGAAAAATGGGTACTCCCTTATTTTTCGGGAGGATTGGAAGAAAGACATCGACTGGACAAAATGGGACTACAGGGAGCCATGGTCTGGTATAGATGAAACGATGAAAGAAAAAACTATGTGGATACCGGAAATGGTGGATTGGTACCCAGGAGAAATAAGACTGACTGCAACAACAGACAGTGAAATCAACTTCTGCGGATTGATCTCCAGTCACAAATTCCTGAACATTAAATACGGATTCATTGAGGTAACGGCTAAGATGCCACCGAAGGGATATGTTTATTTTCCAGCCATTTGGATGTACGACAAAACCGGATGGCTGCCGGAAATCGATATAGTGGAACTCATGGGAGACGATTCGAAACGTGCTGCATTTACTCATCATTGGATGGAAGGAGATCGTCATCAAAGCGATGGAAAGGGAGTCAATCTGCCATTTGACTTAAGTCAATCATTTCACGCTTTCGCCATCGAATGGACCAAGAACAAGATAACCTGGTTTGTTGACCGGGTAAAGTGTTATGAAGTTACCTCCAACATCCCAAATGTCCCCCTGTTTTTAATTTGCAACATTGGCGCCGGAGGAACACCCGCATATAGCCGTGTTTTCCAGGGGGGAGAAACTCCCCAGAAAATGGTGATCAAGACAATAGATATTTATGAGAAATTTCCGAAATGGTAATTAAATGATCGGTTAGGGAGTGCTTTTTAAATCAATAAATTATGGCAGGTGGATATGATTTATACGGAACTTATTATCCGAACTTAAACGAAGCGATGAATGCTGAGATGTCGCAATGTAATGAAATTGACAATCGTTTTAATCAAAAGAAAATAAACGACTTAGAAAGACGATTACATGAACAGCAACGCCCATCAAATGAAGAAGAAATTCATAATTTATGGCAAACAATACAGGCACTCGAAGCAAGAATAATTAAACTCGAAGGCCTTTTCTTAGCATTGCCTATAACGGTTTAATAGCAAAACATTATGAATTACGAAATTGAAAGAAAATTGAATGACAAGTTAGATAAATGGGAACTACACAATGTCCAAAATGAGAACCGAGAATTAAAAAGCCAAATCCACGAACTTGAAAGAAAAATGGGAAACTTGGAAGGTACTAACAGTAATAGACACTATGTACTTGAAAGGCTTTTTAATATGCTTGCAGAACACCCCAAATTTTCGGATATATCAAATCAACTTTATGAATTACGTGGCAGTCTTTAGCCTTGCATATAATGAACCGGCTGCAGGCGCAGCCTCCGGTTGCGCTTGCAGCAACATTATGTGGAGTGTTTTAATAATTAGAAAATGCAGTTAGAAATACCCTTACCTGAATTCAAATTTACCTTCGCTGAGTTCTTTGCCGGCGCTGGTGGTTTGTCGTTGGGTTTTGAGCAGGCCGGTCTGAAGTGTATTTCAGCACTTGAAAGGGATACAGCAGCTGCTCACACATTCTATACAAATTTATGTCTGGAGGGATGGACACACGTTTGGGTTGATCCGGAAGATGAGAAGACAATAAAAAATATGAGTAAATGGAGTCGTGAAACCTCAAACTTTCTTTTTCCGGATGGAGTTGATGATAACTGGTTGACAAGTGATAAACCTTCTCCATGCTTGAATCTATTCGTAATGGACATAATGAAACTTGAGCCTGAGTACTGGATGGAGCTTTGCAGAGTGAGACCCGGAGACGTGAGGATTTTCGCCGGTGGTCCTCCGTGCCAGGGATTCAGTCAGTCAAATTCAAACAGACATATTGGCGATGAAAGAAACCAGCTTCCATTACGGTTCATCTATTATTGCAAAGTCTGCAAACCAGATATCGTATTCATGGAAAATGTTCCTGGTATCATTTCCCTGGGGAAAAAGAAAGGTGAGAAAGAAGGCCCATTTATTCCGTGGATCAGGGATGCTTTCGAGGATGCAGGATATTATATGCAATATGAAGTCCTTAATGCAAAAGACTTTGGTGTTCCTCAAAGCAGAAAAAGGGTAATTTTTATTGCTATCAGAAAGGAAAGCACCTTTAAGTATACATTTCCCGAGACAACTCATGGCCCAGGGAAAGAAGATTATGTTACTGTCCGGGAGGCTATAATGAATCTTCCGCCTCTCCAAGCAGGAGAAGCATATGAAGAGAAGCCTTACTACATAAAGCCAGTTGAAGGACATGTATTGTGCAGTGGATGCCACAGGTATGTAAAGAATACACGTAAGAACTGTCAAGTCTGTGGTCATTCTATTGAAGATGCAATTAAGGGTGGAATATTCAAGGCTCCGGAATTAGGGATAACAATGCTTGGTATTGACAAAGAAGATGTAAATATTGAAGAGGCTTTAAGAGTACTTGAACCTCTTGAAAAACATTACACATAATAAGTCGCTAACCGCACTTATTTAACGCTTAAATTAAATGATATGACAGCAAAAGAATTTCTTAAATCAAAAGGCAGACGGGAATACGAAAGTATTAATGGCTTTACAGGCGAATACACAACCACTCCTGCCGAAATGGATGAGTACGCCAAAGAAAGAGCATGGGAGGTATATAAAGATATGTCAAACTATCAAGAAGAATTTGCACTAAAAATGTTTAACCAATGGTGTGAGAACAACAAATGAACGAAATACAACAATTAATGAACGAGTGGTTTATATGGGCATCTAAAACATTTCCACAGTCAACTGCACTATCTCATGCAAAACACCTTCAAAAGGAAGCGGCTGAGTTATGCGAAGTTTTAATAGAAAGTCCTAACGAGTCTCCATTAAACCACTCATTGCGGATGGAATTTGCAGACTGTTTTATATTGTTACTAAACACCGCCAGCAAGTGCGGATTTACAATGCAGGAATTAACCGATTGCGCTATTGAAAAGATGGAAATCAATAAGAATCGCAAATGGGGAAAACCCGATAAAGACGGAATTGTTGAACACATAAGAAAAGAGGAAAAATGACAGACGAATCAATCATGCCTTATGGTATTCACAAGGGCAAGAAAATGGCCGACGTTCCAGCAAGTTATTTGCTCTGGCTTTATGAAAATCAGAAATGTTCAGGCGAAGTGAAAGCGTACATTAGGGAAAACCTTGACGTTATTAAAGGTCAGATTGCTTATGATAAAAAGAAAGGGAATAGGCCATGATCGACCTTTTCGGAAACGACACCGAACCAGCCGTCCAATTAGCGGGACATGAAAGCAAATACCAGAAATTCAAGAGGAAGAATCATTACACCCGGACACATGATGAGGAAAAAAGGTGTAAAGAATGTTTCCACCGCTGCAGCTATGAATACCATGACAGATATTACCACAAATGCAATTTGATGGGCATTTCATCCTGCGAAGCGACCGATATCAGATTAAGTTACGTCTGCGACCTTTTCGTGCAACAACCCCAAACTAAACCACCAACACCAAGACCAGAATGAGCGAAACAAAAACAATCCAGGGACTGATGTACCGGCCAATGTCGGAACTGCACAAATTAGAAGGGAACCCCCGAATCATCAAGACAAAGCAATTCGACACCCTGGTCAAATCGATCAAGGACAACCCGGACTACTTCGAAGCCCGGCCATTGATCCTATCGGACCGGACCGGCGAATTTGTGATCCTTGCCGGGAACCAGAGATACGAAGCAGCCCGGGTAGTAGGACTGAAATCAGTCCCGACCTTCCTCATCCAGGGACTCACCGAAGCCCGGGAGAAAGAGATCGTAGTCCGGGATAACATCAGCAACGGCGAATGGGATTATGATGCCCTGGCGAATTTCTGGGACGACCTACCCCTGGAAGATTGGGGTCTGGAGATCCCCGAGCTCATGGACAAAGACAAGGTCGAAGCCGTCGAGGATGACTTCGAGATCCCAGCGGTCATCTTAACCGATATCGTCCTGGGCGACCGCTTCGAGTTTGTCGGACCGGGAGTGCATCACCACATCAGATGCGGAGATGCCACCAACCCGGAGGACGTCCTACTCCTGATGGCCGGCCAGAAAGGTGACTGCGTTTTCACAGACCCACCCTACAACGTGAACTACTCCGGCAGAGGGAAGGAAACCAGCAACAAGATCATGAATGACCACATGTCGGTGGAAGCCTTTGTCGACTTTTTAACGAAGGTTTTCGAGAATTACAAACTGATAGTCAAGGAATCCGCGCCGTTTTACATTTGCCACTCATCCTCCAGCCAGATCATCTTCGAACAGGCCATGAACAAAATCAACCTAATCGTTAAGAACCAGATCATCTGGAACAAGACGATCGCCAGCATGGGATGGGGAGATTACCGGTGGAAGCATGAGCCACTATTCTATGCCACCTTTGGAAAGAAAGCCGTTAATTTCTTTGGAGATCGCAGCCAATACACGGTCTGGAACGAGAAATGGGATATCATCAAGATGGAGAAATATCTTAAGCGACTGGCCACCAAGCAGGAAAAGGGAGGATCATCCGTCTGGACAATCTCCCGGGAAAGCAAATACCAGCATCCAACCCAGAAGCCGGTGGAACTGATCAGCATCGCGCTGAAGAACTCCAGCAAAGCCCAGGACAACGTGGTGGACCTATTCTCGGGTAGCGCCAGCACGATGGTAACCGGACACCAGATGCGCCGCAACGTTTATGCCCTCGAGTTAGATCCGCGATATGTGCAAGTATGCGTAGACCGGATGCGAGCGCTGGACCCATTGATCGACATATTCAAGAACGGAGTAAGATACTAACCCCAAAACCCTAAGAGAAATGACAGACGACCTCGAAGGCTTCGACCTTGACATATACGGAAACGCAGATACCGAAACGACGGACATGGTCTCCACCCGGATACTTAAACACCAGGAGAAGGAGAAACTCCGTGATGCCATGAAGAAAGAGAAAGCTGGTGATATTCTCCAAGAACTCCCCAAACCAGGGGAAACCCTTCATATCATCAGTAATGGGACATTCGATTACTGGACCTTCGTGCCGATCATCATCGCCCTGATGGGAGGAAGAAGCAATGAGGGATGGTTTTCCACCTGGACCCTTAACCGGGCCAACTGCAATGAACTTTTTGAAATTTACGACAGGGGTGATCTCGGCTCCATAAACTTCCTAACCGGGGTCTACTTCAAACGACGTGAAACCGCAGTATATGCAAAACTCATTACAGGGATACAGGAGAGGGGAGGCCGGTACAAGGCCCTGGAGAATCACTCAAAGATTATCCTGCTCACCAATGGAACCGATTACATCACCATGGAGGGATCGGCCAACTTTACGGCAAATCCCAGGAATGAACAGAACACCATTACAAACCTTAGATCGGTTTACGATTTTCATCGGGGATGGATGGATGAAATATTATCTAAAAAATAACTAATTATGGCCGGAAAGGGAGGATACGTAACAAAAGAGAGAAGGAAGGAAGCCTGGGAGCGTGCGGCAAAGGTCGCCGAACTGCTCGCATCCGGACTGACGGTAAGACAGATCCAGCAATATGCCACCGAGAAACTCGGATGGACGGTCACCGAGAAAATGATCTATACCTACATCGCAAAGGCAAATGAGGCATTTGCAGAGGAATCAAAGGCCAAAATCAACGAGGAATTCGGTAAAGGTCTCCGGAGATTGAATATGCTTTTCGCTGCATCCCTCAAAATACAGGATTACAAAGCCTGTCTATCCGTCCAAAGGGAGATCAACTCCATGATGGGATTCAATGCACCAGGCGGGGGAGGGGGAGCAGTTATCGTTCATGGCGATATCAATACCCAAACGAACGTCACCAACCAGGCAATCCAGATCGAATATGTCGAGACTGGAAAAGAAATAGCAACCAGCGAGGATCAGGTGGATCTGAACCGGCCAGACAGAATCATAGAATTACAATCACCACAGCAAACTGATAATGAAAGAACTATCGACAATCTTGGAACAGGGGATAATCCTTCCATCCAGAACGATCCAGACGCCACAGAGAAACTATTCGAACCGGACGTCCCCTCAATCTTCTGACTTCCAGGGATTATTCCAGGTCAGCAAATTGTTCCGGGTAACCCGGGCCTGTAAGCAAAAATATGTCGTCCATCAGGGAGGTACCAGCAGTGGCAAAACTTACTCGATCGACCAGAACCTGATGGTCATCGCCCTGGAGAAACCGGGATCGGTGATCACGGTAGTCGCCCAGGACATCCCAAATCTAAAGAAAGGCGCCCTGCGTGATGCGCTGCGGGTCATCAACAGATCCCCGAAACTCAAAGCGCAGATAGCAGATTACAACAAATCAGACCGGGTCATTACTTTCAAGAACGGGACGATCATCGAATTTAACTCATATGAGGACGAGCAGGATGCCAAGTCGGGAAAGAGAGATTATCTATTCGTCAACGAAGCCGATGGGATGCCTTACGAAATAGTCTTCCAGCTTGCCATTAGGACCCGGCTCCAGGTATTCTTCGATTACAACCCGACATCAAGATTCTGGGTACATGACAAATACATCGGCAAAGAAAACGTCGCATTCTTTATCTCTGATCATCGTGACAACCCATTCCTTGACGAATCAACGCATGAAGAAATCGAATCCATCCCGGATTATGAACTCTGGAAGGTATACGCCAGGGGCATCACCGGGAACCTCCGGGGGACCATTTACCCCGACTGGCAAATGATAGATAACTGGCCGAACAACCTCGAGGAAATCATCTGGGGAGTAGATTATGGGTATACCTCCGACCCAACGGCAATCGTGAAGGTCGGGATACAACGTCCCAGGACCTTATATCTTGATGAGTGCAGTTACAAACCAGGAATCAATGAAGATCAAATCAAGGATATTCTGGAACATCACGGATGGATAAACGGCCAATATTTCTACAGTGAGCATGACACAGAGATGGTCTCTGCATTACGGCGCAAGGGAGTATTCGTCCTGCTGGCCAGGAAAGGGGATGGATCTGTAAAAAACGGGATACTTAAGCTCAAACAGTTTACCGTTTACTATACCCGCCGATCAGAGAACCTTCACCGGGAACGCCTTGGGTACAAATGGTCCTATGTAGGCGAAACCCCGACCAACACCCCGGAAAAAGCACCAGATCACTGTATGGATTCAACCCGTTATGCAGTATACACTCATTTTTTTGGAGAATAATGGCAACAATGCCAGAATCAAATAACAACCAAAATGGAAGTCCAAATCAACAAAGTAAAGTATGACCGTAAGGCCGGTAAAGTGACGATCGAGTATGATCAGATCCGCAACGATATCGATGATGATATCAAAATTGTGTTAACGTCATCGGACACACCTCTTCCGGAATTCATCGAGAAACTCAATGCATTATCCTCTCATGTCGAAAGCATCTGCAAACTGCCGGACGGATACTGCAGCCAAGCAGAAATCCGAGGGGTGTCGTTTTCACACACCAACGATATCATGGGAGCAGTAATCACGGCATTGATCCCAATCGATTCGGCAAATAGTCCAGTCGTAATTAACACGCCTCACCTCCCGAGCGATCAATATTCAGAGGGAGGGTCATCTCCTGTTTTGGGGCAAAAGTGCATTTTTCTCCTTAAGGGATTGATGCACTATGCACAGCGATACATTGAAGGAGAAAGGGAGAAGGGACCACAGACGGAAATCAACTTCGATCATCCAAAAGAATAACCCAGGCGTCCAGACCCCGGCAGACAGCAAAGAAACTCCCTGATCTGCCGGAGGATACCGGGTAAACTCATCGAATTCGATTAATTTAAAAACAAAGCAAAATGATAGACACAACGAAACTGAAACCGGAAACGGGACAGATCATCTGGTTTAACGGCCAAAGGGTGAAATTTATGTGGTTTCACCAGGGAAACATTGAAGTGGTGCCTTGCGACAATATTACGTTATTGTCGATCCCTCCCAGGTATTTCCACAAGTTAAGTTTTACCCAGGAAGAAGGAATATCGCTGGCCAGAGAACTGATCGACCCAATCCCATTCTCGATCGAGGAAGTCCAGGAGATGATCGATGCCTTAAAAATTGGATATGGATATAAAAAAGAGAACAAGGAAGCCGAGCAAACCCATGTGATTAAACTCCGAGCTCACCTATTAATTATTTATGCAATTGAGAAGGCCGTTTCACTTCTGGATGCAGTTAAGGAATGCGGATTTGATCAACGAGTCGCGCCACCCCAGACAACTCCATCGCCCAATTAAAAAGACATTGCACCAATCGTTCTTTATTTGTCGACCTGGTCAGGTTGAACCTTTACTTCAAATCCCGGGGCCTGGGATAGGGTCCCGGGTCCGGACCAAACCAAACCGGCCACCAGGGAAAAAACAAGGCCAGGGACCCCAAAAAGGACCCGGACGGGACAAAGGGACTGCCCCAGGGAGAAACGATCCCACAAAGCCCCAGTACCCCGCAAAAAAGAAAGAACGGACCCCCGGGACCGGGACCCCAGCCCGGAAAAAGGACCGGTCACCAGGAAGCGAACCGGGACCAACAAACCAGGCATCCGAACCCAGGATCACCCGGAGAACCGAACCCAGGACCCCAAAAAAAGGCCAAAAAAGGACCAAAAACGGCCCCGGAAGAAAAAATAACACGCTGGAAAGCCACGCCAAACAAGGGAAAGCGAAATTTTAACAATTATTAACTTGACTTCGAGGTCGGGAATGTCTTACCTTAGCCGAAACAAATAACAAACAAACAACAAACAAGGAAGGAACAAAGCCATGAACCAAGCTATTAAATTACACAACGCCGCCGCCGGGTTTTACGAAAGGACCGGGATCAGGCTAACGGTACGGACTAATAACCTCCCGCCCGACTGGACGGTCGAGATCATCCCCGACACCCGGATCACAGGTACCCTCCCGCCGAAAGCCCTGGACGGAATGACCATCATCGGATACCAGGACGGGACCTATGAAACCAGCGAGCAATTAGCCGGACCGACCGAGGACGAACTTTGGATTTACAAGCAAACCCCATACCTGACGGTCGCCCTGCGGGAACTGGCCAAAGGGAACAACCGGTTACAGGACACCATCCAGACCTGGAGATAAAACACAGCACACACAATTTAGAACCAATCCAAATAACGATTTTAACCAACACAAAAAAAGGAGAAACAAACCATGAGAAAGCCAAAAATCAACTCCGGAACCGAAGTCCTCTGGGGACGCGGACCAGACAGCCGGTACTGGATCACCAGAACCAGCGACCGACCATTCAAAAACAGGGAAAAGTACAAAGAAAACGGATGGCCACAATACCACCTGATCAGCGACCAGGGACATATCGCCAGCACCTTGATTGAGGAGGACCTGATCCCGACAACCAACCAACCCGACACCATAGAGGTACCAAGCTGTATCAAGTTTTTACGCCAACTCCAAGCGGCCAGCAAACCAGACGGGAAGGTTGGCCTACAGGTCAACTGGTTCCCGGACACAGCTAACGACGATGACCCGGAGAGCAAAACCATGCACACCGTCACCGGAGAATACTGGATCGACGCCCTCGAGAGCGATGAGGTAGAATCAGGACTCTGGGTAGTTGAACTCCAGGACAACCTGACCAAAAAGAAAACAACCATCACACCAGACGAATTAGAACTTTTTTAAAAAGGAGGAACCACGAAATGACAGCCAAAGAATTGATCGACGATTTGTCCTACCTCGACCCGAACACCGAGGTCCGCATTGCCAGCCATCCTGGCCATTTGAATACTCCATCGACCGAACCGTCAAAAGCACAGATGCCAGCGACGAGGATGACCCCAACTTCCCGGACCGTGACGACTACCCAGACGGGAACGAGGGAACCCAGGAATACAGCAAGGACGTCTACGAATACGAAGAAAAGAAAAGACAGGAGCGCAACGCAGCCACCCCGATCGTTTACCTGGTCGAAGGAACCCAACTCGGATACCTCCCCAAAAACATCACGAACCTGGCTGGATGGGGGAACGAACGATGACCCCCGACACCAGCTTGCAACTTTGGGAGATTTGCATGCAGGCTATCGCAGCCGCAGCACTCTGCTTCAAAGTCGAAAAGCCATGAAAAACCTATTTATTCACAACTAAAAACATATAAAATGAATCAGAAAACCAATGAACTGGAAATAAACGGAGTGGTTTATGTTCCAAAAGAATCGAGAAGTGAATTAGCCGTTAATACCGATGGGCTGAAAGCAGTATTAATCCGTAGCTATGCAGCCGGCGTGCATTTTGGCTACCTGAGAGACGAGAAATTCACCGAGGCGGGTAAAGTGGTTACACTCGTCAATACTCGCAGGGTGTGGTATTGGGACGGCGCAGCAAGCCTATCTCAGATGGCTTTAGAAGGTGTAAAGAAGCCAGAAAACTGTAAAGTGTCGGTTGTACTTGCAGAAAATGAGATAGTCAATGTTATTGAGACTATCCCATTGACAGAAAAAGCAGTTACTAACTTATTCGGAATTGCGATATGGAAGCAATAGACAAAAAAACAACTGGCTATGGCTATGGCTATGGCTATGGCTCTGGTTATGGCTATGGCTATGGCTATGGCTCTGGCTATGGCTCTGGCTATGGCTATGGCGATGGCTATGGCTATGGCTATGGCTCTGACGATGGCGATGGCTATGGCGATGGCTCTGGCTCTGGCTATGGCTATGGCGATGGCGATGGCGATGGCTCTGGCTATGGCTATGGCTATGGCTATGGCGATGGCTCTTAATCCATCTAACAAGCGATATATGACAAACCTCCTCCTCTATATCCGGGTCA